TAAAATTATTTCCTCCTTTATCTAAAGCATTTGAAGTAGAACCCATCATACATTTTCCAACTATTCTACTCCCTAATCTTAATGTGGTTTTTGTGACCCTCCAGTTGTTGAGGATGTTGTCGGGCCTCTCCCATTTCCCCGATTCATCGTGGGCGAGAAGTTGTAATTTCTCTCCATCGTACGAGTTGTCCCCGGTATTCTTCCAGTCGATCGTTGTGTCCAATCCTTGTATTTCTTCAACTTTGGTGTTTTCGTCCAACTTCTTTCTCGTAAGTTTGGATGCTGGTACTCTATAGGCAAGTTCTGTTTTGGGCCTGTCCATACCGTCTTGAATCGGTTTGAAGAAAAATGGGTAGTTAACCGATATCGGTACAACTTTATCTGTAAACATCTTTTTAGCATCGGCTCCAGTCTTAGATAAAATTCCGTATCGTGAATCACTGGATATGGTTGCTTGGTGTACCAATTCTGAAGACGCCATGAACGAAAAGCCAGACCGTCTATTTTTAAGGTAGCACATTCCATAACATCTGGTATCCAACTTACAGGCCTCCCAGAAAATGAAGAATAATCTGTTCGATTCCCTAAACTCTGCTGACCCAACATCAATCTTGGTCCATTGCAGGTACATGTAATGAGAACCAGTAATGTAAGTAGGATTACCTTTATTGTAGAACCAAAAACCTTCTTCACGTCTTTTAAATTCTTCGTCAATATAATCATACCATTTATTTTTAAAATCAAGAGATCTATCATTCCAATCAAAAACTGTTTTAAGTTTTGATAATTCTTTTGGATAATTAAAAACCTCCCAATACTGTTCATCTTTCTTTTTTGCTCTTTTATATACTGTTTTTTCGAGTGGTAATGCAATCTTTAGACCTTGGATTTCATATATTTCGCCAATTTCTCCAGTTTTGCTGATAACCACAATATCATTTTCTTTATCATAACCTTGTTTCCATTTTTTATATCTATTGTTTCTTTTTATTACATTAGATTTAATATGATTAGGTAAAATTTTATATAAAGTTTGTGTGTACATTATCGAGATCTATTTTCTGCGAATCCTTTAAAGTTGTTTCCGCGATTTTCTTCTTTAATCTCTTTTAGCATATTCTCTTCTTCTTCTATACGTGTGAGTATTTCAAAAGCATCGAAAATAGCTAATTTTTTAGTTGCTGCTGCATTTTTTAATCTATCAGCAGAAACATCATCTTCTGAGTCTACTATTTTTTCCTTAGCAACCTTAATTAATTCTTCAACAGCTTTTTGCCCAGCTTGGATTATACTCTTTTTGGTTTGCTTTGTGTTCATATTTAATTACAATATCATTTGATTCCATACAATATAAAAGCTCATTATCAATTACAAATTCAAATTCTCTTAATGGATTAAATCCAATAACATCACCTGGATTGATATTAAGCACTTCTAGTGAACTATTACCATATTTTAGTATACCAGTATTCTTTATAATTTTTTCATCTTCTGATACCGGTTTTACAAAACAATAATTTTCATGAGTATTCCATGTATTGTTTCTATAATACATATAAACTTGAGAAGGAATTGCAAAGTATAAATCATCTTTAAAATATTTACTACTATTTACAGACTTACCTTTCATATTATAATATCTTCTAAATAAATTATGATGAACTATAACTTTATCTCCTTTATTTATAGAAGTTTTATATACAAGTGGAACAGACACAACTTCTGCTTCTCTATTTATAAATTTATGATTAGATATACTAGAATTTATGATTAATTCTTTATTATTAATATTAATTTTATTTTTATATCTTTCCCCTATAGGTTTTACAATAAATTGATATAAACTATTCATTAATATTCTAAATCATATTCAACAGATATAGCCATTTGAGAATTAAATTTTTTCCACGGTAATACCTCGTCATCTTTTTTTATAAATATATTATAAGATTGCTCTTCTTCATCGTTTAAAATATGAGAGATAGTATGACCACCATACACTTGCTGGCCTACAGCATAATGCATGGCATCATTTTTATAATCAGATCCAATACTGATTTTTCTTATAACTTTACTACTCACTTTTTTTATCTTCTTCTTTTTTATCTTCTATCATAGTATAACTGCCGTCATCAAGACTAATATTTATACCTCCATATTCTTCTTCAAGTTTTGTTTTAAACTCTTCAGCATCTTGTACAATACCAGCATATTTATGTAACAAACCATGTTTTTGGCTTTCTAAGTATCCTATATCTCTTAATGATTGAGTTATTTCTTCTTGTTGTTTTTTAATAGTAGATAATTGTTCTTCAGTTATTTTTCCTGCAACTTTTTTATTTTTTTCGTCACAAGATGAACATCCTTTTGTTGTTTCTTCTTTGGTCATTTTATTTAATTTAATTTGATTAATAATTATTTAATATAGCGCAATCATTTCTGATGCAGTTGTAGCAGAATCATTGGTATATACTTTTCTAACAAGCATATTTAATGTAGTTCCTGCTGGAATGCTTTGTACGGTTACTGTTTGATTTGGTGGTGCTGCAGCAAATTCTAATTTTATATCTCCCGTTCCACCTACATATAAACCAAAACCACTATAACCAGGATCAGCATCATAAACAGCATTTGTGCCAGCGTCAGCACCAGTTGTTGGGGCTTGTAAATCTGTACCAGCTAAAGCTATTGATAGTGTACCTGTTATATTAGTTTGTCCAAAAGCAGTATTTAAATCTGATGTGCTAAAAACAATAGTTTGGGTAGCAGCTCCCATATTTGGACCAGAACCTGGATTAGCGGGTGCACCTGGTGCAGCGCCTTGATTTAATCCATCAGGTCTTGTTTGTACTACTCTTACATTTGTTATTGCTCCAGTAGCATCTGTTTCAATAGTGTAGTATGCTCCCCATTGATTATTTTGAGCATTAGCAGCTGAACCTAAAAAAGTACCTCCAGAAGCATATGCTACAACAACCTGAGCAGACGCAACTATATTTGCAGTTGTATCTGAAAATTGTCCTACAGGTATACCAGCCCCTGATGCACCTGGTGCTCTTAAAGTACCAACTGTTTCTATAGCTACTGCATGAGTAGATGCATCAACCATATTTTTTTGATAAAATCCCATTTTTTTATTTATTTATGTTTATTATTTCCGAATACTTTTTCAACTCCACGAGAACCGAAATAGCCTCCAATTACTATTGTAAGAAGTCCAGTGATAGAATCTAAGGGATAACTTAAATACCATCCTATTACATAACTTACGGTTAAAAATATTAATACCAGCGGGCGAACATTAGAAGCTAACCAGGCCCCTGATTTTGCATCTGCAACCCACCTTTTAGTTGTTCCATCTATTTCAGCCTTTTCAATTGATAGTTTTTTTAATGCTATAGCTTTATCTTCAGCAGATAAACTACTATTACCGGATATTAATCCCGAGATTACATTACCTGGTAATATAGCATCACCAACAATTCCTAAGATACTAGGGGCTTTTTCAATAAGAAATTTACCCACCCCAGTATCTTTAAAAGGCTTTTTTTTACTCATTATTTAGTCGTTTCTTCCACTTAATTTTGGAGCTACTTTTTTAAATTGCTTTTGAACTCCACTATATCCAGCACTCCAATCATCAGATTTCCATTTCATTTTACCTTTAAATGCATAACGATTATTACCTGATTCTCTATAATCTACAGTATCTTTTACTGTATTTTTTACTTTATCCCAAGCGCCTTCATGCGTATGTTGATATTGTTTATCGTGATGTAATGGAGTACCATTATAATTTAAATCTGAATCTGAACCTGAACCAGCTCTATCATCAATAGGCATATAGTTCAATAGATTTTTAGCGTGTTTACTCATGAATGAACCACCAGCCATTTTTTTACCTTTTCCCATTTTATTTATTTTTATGTGTGTTTATGTGCTTTTTTCTCCCAACTTAACGTCTTACTACCTTCTTTCATATTAGCACGAGAATGAATTTGCCACTTATCATTTACTGATTTACGACAATATACATTTTCATCATCATACCAAAGAAGTCCAGATTTTATATCATTAACATGAATTTGTTCATGATTAATAACATCTTGTCTTTGTTTAGGATCTCTTATATTTTTATTTATTAGTATATTCCCATTTCTATCAGCTTTACCTAATACACCTTCTTCCATTTCAACTTCATGAACTGGAGCGGTTTCCACAAAAGGAGGTTTGTTTAATTTAAAAGCCATTAGTTTTTTGT